CTGGGGGAGTGGACCGCCGCCAAGGGGCTGATCTACGATTTCTTCGATCCGGCCAGGGACGCAAGACCCGCGCCGGAGGGGGAGCTGGACGAGTACGTCATCTCCGTGGACTACGGCACCGCCAATCCCTGCTCCTTCGGCCTCTGGGGAAGCCGGGAGGGCGTCTGGTACCGGGTGGACGAGTACTACTACGCGTCCAGAACCACCGGCGTGCAGATGACGGATCAGGAGTATGTATCGGCGCTGGGCCGGCTGGCCGGCGGGCACAGCATCCGGTACGTGGTGGCGGACCCCTCCGCCGCCAGCTTTATCACCGCCCTGCGCCAGGCCGGGTACAGGGTCGTCAAGGCCAACAACGACGTGCTCTGCGGCATCCGCATCACCGCCGATCTGCTCAAAAGAGGGCGCATCGTGATCTGCGAGGGCTGCAGAGACTGTCTGCGGGAGATGGCCCTGTACCGCTGGAGCGAGGATAGCCCGGGACGGGACGCACCCCGCAAGGAAAACGATCACGCCATGGACGACATGCGCTATTTTGCCGTCAGCGTGGCGGGGTCCGGGGAGCGGGAGGGGGTGTTCTGCTCCGTGGACAGGCGGCGGGGATGACAGGAGAGGAGTTGAGGGATGAACATCTTTCATCGGAAAAAATTACCAGATACCGGGGCGGCGGCCACGGCCCAGATCAGACGGTCTGACGCGCACCCCTTCGGCGCGCTGGACAGCTACGTGCCCCTGCGGCAGGGCGAGGCCAGGCTGTACCGGGCTATCCGGGAGGCCGTGCCCCTGGTGGACGCGTGCATCTACAAGATCATCCGGCTGTGCGGCGGCGTGACGGCCCAGTGCCAGGACCCCGCCGCAGACAAGGAGCTCAAGCAGTTTTTAGAGCAGGTGGACGTGGGAAGGGGACAGCGGGGCGTGAACGCCTTCCTGGACCAGTACCTGGACTCCATGCTGATGTTCGGCCAGGGCGTGGGGGAGATGGTGCTCAGCGCCGACGGGCGGGAGATCGCCGCGCTGCTGTGCGGACGGGTGGAGGACGTACAGATCCGGGAGGGGGAGGGGCCCCTGGACTTCGCCCTGTGCGCCATGGATCAGAGCGGCCGCTTCGCGCCCCTCCCCCGTCAGGACCTGCTGCTCTTTACCCCCTTTAACCCGGAGACCTACGCCCCCTACGGCGTGTCCCTGCTGCGGTCCATGCCCTTCCTCACAGAGCTCCTGAGCAAGATCTACTATGCCATCGGCGTCAACTGGGAGAGAATGGGCAACGTGCGCTTTGCCGTGGTCTACAAGCCCGGCAGCGGAGAGTGGGAGCGGGGCATGGCCCAGGAGAGAAGCCGGCAGCTGGCCAGCGAGTGGAGCCGGGCCATGGAGAGCACCAGAAGCGGCAGCGTGCGGGACTTCGTGGCCGTGGGAGACGTGGAGATCAAGGTCATCGGCGCGGACAACCAGATCCTGGACAGCTCCGTGCCCATCCGGCAGATCCTGGAGCAGCTGGTGAGCAAGACCGGCATCCCGCCCTTCATGCTGGGCCTCAACTGGTCCAGCACCGAGCGGATGAGCGCCCAGCAGTCCGATCTGCTGACCACCGAGATGACCGCCATCCGCCGGGCCATCACCCCGGCGGTGGAGCGGGTGTGCAGGCTGTGGCTGCGGATGCACGGGTACGGCTGTCCCTGCCAGGTGGTGTGGGACGACATCAATTTGCAGGATCTGCTGGAGGAGGCCAAGGCCGGGTGGTACCGGGAGCAGACCAGAAAGCTGGCCCTGGAGAACGACGGGCTGGAGCGAATGGCCGGACAGGGCGCGGCCGCCCCGGCGAAATCCGCTGAGTGAAAGGAAGGCGCTTTATGGACATCAGAAAGGAGCCGGGCGGCGTGTCCCGGCATAGCCCGGACAGGGAGGACATGGTCCTCATCAACCGCCTGGCCCGGGAGGAGCTGACGGCGGAGCAGGTGTACACCTTCTCCCTCCGGCTCTGCGACAACGAGATCGACAGGGACTGGGAGCGGTTTGACCAGAAGGCCCTGGAGGGACTCCGGGAGCTCTTCGCGGGAAAGAGCGGCATCTTTGACCACCACTGGTCCGCCCAGGGCCAGACCGCCAGACTCTACAAGACAGAGCTCTGCCGGGAGGAGGGCCGGACCGCCGCCGGGGACGCGTGCCTATACCTCAAGGGCTGGGCCTACATGCTCCGCAGCGAGAAGAACCGGGAGCTGATCAGCGAAATCGAGGCGGGGATCAAAAAGGAGGTCAGCGTGGGGTGCAGCGTGGCCCGGCGGGTGTGCTCCGTCTGCGGCGAGGAGCGCTGCGGCCACCAGGGGGGCCGGGAGTACGACGGGAAGCTGTGCTTCTTCACCCTCCAGGACCCCACGGACGCCTATGAGTGGAGCTTCGTGGCCGTGCCCGCCCAGCGGAAGGCCGGGGTCATCAAATCCTTCCGCCAGGAGCCCGGAGCCCTCAAGCGGCTGGCCGCGGGGCGGCCGGAGTGCCTGGAGGAGCTGGCGGAGCTGGAGCGGGAGGCGGAGATGGGCAGGTCCTACATGCGCGCCCTCCGGGGGGAGCTGAAGCGGCTGGCCGGACTGGCGGAGGAGAGCCTCAATTTGCAGCTGTTCGCCAAGAGCGTGGACAGGATGGAGGAGGACGAGCTGCTGGAGCTGACCAGGGTGTTCCGCCAGCGGCTGGACGGGAAGCATCCCCTGGCGACACAGCTGCACGCCCGGCCCAGTGCGGCCAGGGCCGAGGAGGACGGCGCGTTCCTGATCTGAAGATCGGATATTTTGATAAGGAGGATCATATCATGAGCGTTTCTTTTGAGGGCATTGGACAGGTGTGTGCAACCTTCCTGGGCAGCGGACTGACGGAGGGCCATGTGGTCAGAATGGCCGGCCAGGCCGAGGCCGGGGCCTGCGGCGACGGGGACCCCTTCTGCGGCGTGGCGCTGTGCTGCAAGGAGGACGCCTGCACGGTGCAGGTGGGGGGCTTCGTCACCGTGGGGTACAGCGGCGATATGCCGGAGCCGGGCACGGCCAGCCTGTGCGCCAACGGAGAGGGCGGCGTCCGCGCCGCCGGAGAGAGCGCCGGGAGAGCCTGTCTGGTGGTGGACGCGGACGCCGCCGCCAAAACCGTCACCATTCTGCTTTAAGGGAGGAAGAGAGAGTATGGCGTATACTTACGACAATCTGCGGCTGGAAAAGGGCATGTACGGGGAGGCTGGCAGGAGCTTCACCCAGGTGCTGGAGGCGGCCGATCCCAGCGAGAACTACCGGGGCACCCCCCTGGAGGGCCTGGACGCGTTCCAGCGCCAGCTCAAGCGGTTCGACATCCACGTGAAGGGCAGCCGCTCCGACGCGGTGGAGAAGTTCTTCCGCACCACGGAGTCGGCGGTGCTGTTCCCGGAGTTCGTGTCCCGGGCGGTGCGCCAGGGCATGGAGGAGGACAACGTGCTCCCCGCCATCACCGCCACCACCACCCAGTTCGACGGCATGGACTACCGCTCCATCGCCTCCGTGCCCAGCGAGGAGGAGAAGAGCCTCAGACGGGTGGAGGAGGGGGCCCAGCTGCCCCAGACCACCGTGCGGACCCAGAGCAATCTGGTCAGGCTCCACAAGCGGGGACGGATGCTGGTGGCCTCCTATGAGGCGATCCGGTTCCAGCGGCTGGATCTGTTCTCCATCACCCTGCGGCAGATCGGCTCCCACATCGCCAGAATGCACCTGGAGGACGCCATCAGGGTCATTATGGACGGCGACGGCAACGACAACCCCGCCGAGATCTTCGAGGTGGGCAGGGAGCCCATCGGCGGCGACGGCGGCCGGCTGACCTACGAGGCCCTGCTGGACTTCTGGAGCCAGTTCGATCCCTACAGCATGAACACCATCCTGGCCCCTAACGCGGTGATGCTGGACATGCTGAAGATGAGCGAGTTTCAGAACCCCCTGACGGGCCTCAACTTCCAGGGCACCGGCGTGCTCTCCTCCCCCCTGGGCGCTACGCTGCTGCGCACCAGCGCCATGCCCGCGGGCATGCTCATCGGCCTGGACCGCAGCTACGCCCTGGAGATGGTCAGCGCGGGCGGCGTGGCCGTGGAGTACGACAAGCTCATTGACCGGCAGGTGGAGCGGGCCGCCATTACCAGCATCTCCGGCTTTGCCAAGCTCTACGCCGACGCCGGAAAGGTGCTGAAGGTCTGAGCGGAGGCGGCGGGATGATACACGAAAAGGTTTTCCGTCTGGCCTCCGTCATCGCCCAGGCCGGGGAGGAGGAGACCTCCCTGCTGGAGGCCCTGTGTACCGCCGCCGAGGCCCAGACGGCCCAGCGGCTGCGGGAGGGCTGCACTGCCGGGGACTGCGGCGACGCATTCTGCTGCGCCGCGGCCATGCTGGCGGCGGCGGGGATGCTGACCTGCCGGGGCGGCGGGGAGGTGGAGCAGATGCAGGCCGGGGACGTGTCCCTGCGCCTGGGGCCCGGAGGCGGCGCGTGCGAGGCCGCCGCCGTCCTGCGCCGCCAGTGCGCCCTCCTTATGGCCCCCTACTGGGAGGACGACGGCTTCGCCTTCGCGGGGGTCCGGGGATGAGGCGGCGGCTGGAGCGGATGATGGACCAGTACGGGCAGACCGTGACCCTCAAGCGCCGGGGACAGGAGCTCCGGGAGACCCGGGCCTTCCTCCAGCCGGACCTCAAGCGGCGGGAGGCCCTGCCTCTCACGGCTACCCCGCTGGGCGCGGTGAGCGTCCAGCGGTGGCGGTACCTGGGGCCCAGGGACCAGGAGCTGGCCCCCGGGGACCGGGTGGCCTGGGGAGGGCTGCGCCTGGTGGTCCAGGAGGCCCGGGCCGTGGGCTGGCAGGACGAGACGTTCTACCAGTGGGCCGTCCTGCGGCCGGAGAAGGAGGCGGCGGAGTGAGCGGATTGGAACAGGTCAAGGCGGCAATCGCCAAGGCGCTGGAGCAGGCCGGGACGGCCGCCCGGGCGGCCTACGCCCCCGGGTGGGCCCGGTCCTACGAGGAGCCCGTGGTGGCGGTGGGCCTGCGCATGGGCGAGAGCCGGGGCGGCGCTATGGGCGGCTACCTGGGGGAGCAGGTGGACCCGGATACGCTGGCCTGCCGGGAGATCTACGGGATGCGGCTGGAGCTGACGCTGTCCCTGGACATCTACAGTCCCCCTGGCCTGGGGGCGGCGGGGTGCGACAGCGCCCTGGAGACGCTCCACCGGGTCATGCTGGGCTCACTCCCCTCCGGTCTGCGGCCCACGGAGCTGAAGTGGGAGGAGACCGGCTGGGACGAGGACACCTCCATGTTCCTCCGGCGGGGCAGCCTATCGTGCAGCGCCTTCTTCACCGCCCTGGCGGAGGAGGACGGCGCGCTGATTTCTGACTTTATACTGAAAGGTGTTGTGACAAAGGGATGAAGAGCATCATTCATGAGCGCCCGGGGGTCTACTCCTCCTATGACGCGTCCGCCGTGGTGTGGGGCGGCAGGGCTATCCGCACCATCGGCGTGGCCGCCAAAAGCACCGGCGGCACCGCCAACGCGCCCATGACCCTCACCAGCTGTGAGGCGGGCATCAGCGCCTTCGGGGAGGACGCCAAGAGCGCCCCCGGCATGGCCGCCATGCTGCGGCTGCTGTTTCTGGGCGGCGCGTCCACGGTGGTGGCGGTCCGGGTGGAGGGCGAGGACTACGCCGCCGCCTTCGCAGCCCTCCAGACGGTGGAGGACGTGCAGGTGATCGTGTGCGACAGCGGGGATCTGGCGGCGCACCAGGCCCTGCGCAGCAGCGTGGAGGCCGCCAGCGCCGCACGGCGGGAGCGGATCGCCGTGGTGGGCATGGACGGGGCGGATGTGAGCGCGCTGACGGAGCGGGCCAAGGCACTCAACAGCGAGCGCATGATCCTGGTGGGCCCCAACATTCTGGACAGCGGCGGACAGGTCCTGCCCGGCATGTTCGCCGCCGCCGCCGTGGCCGCCGCCCTGGCGGTCACCAGAGACCCGGCGGTGCCCCTCAACGGCACGTCCCTGGCCGGCCTGGGGGGCGTGGCGGAGCAGTACGGCGACAACGAGATTGACAGGCTGGTCCAGGGGGGCGTGACGCCCCTGGAGGCGGTGGGGGGCGTGGTATCCCCGGTCCGGGGCATCACCACCCGCACCAGCACCGGCGGCGCGCCGGACATCACCTGGCGGGAGCTGACCACCATCCTCATTGTGGACGACGTGATCCCCTCCATCCGCCAGAGCCTGCGCAGCCGGTTCAGCAAGACCAAGAATACCGGCCAGACCCGGGGCG